GTGGCCTGTCTTGCTAAAAAAACGCCTTCTGATCGGCTTCCCTTACTGCTATTGCATTTAGTACAACAGCTCACCAAGTTATCATAGGCAATAGGATCACCACCTGCTTTGATTGGAATCACATGATCAACTGTAGTAGCAGGCATCTGACAGTAGAAGCATGTCCATTGATCACGCTGTAGTATCTCTAGCCGCCTTGCTTTATAGGCACGAGTCCCACGAGGGTCACCTCTCTTAGTACTCATTGCCATCCTTTAGTCTTGAGATGATGTAAGGCCTTGCAGTAGTTAGGATCTTCATACTCAGTCCATCCATACCTACGTCCTACATAGTGATAGTACATCCAAAACTGAGTAATAGCTGTACTTCTCTTTAGGCTTTCAGTCTTCATCTGATAAAGCCCATATACCTTCTTAGTACCTTTGAGGTTACCTACTGCTTTATAGTTCCATCTTGATTCTCTATAGACAATCTCATGATGACACTTCTCTTGCTTCTCTGTTAATTGATAATCAGCTAATAGCTTTGCGTATCTAATCTCTTTAGTGGCATCTATTGAGCCACTTGATACAGGAGCTATGCTCATGAATAGAGCTGTCCCAATAACGATGGCGACCACTCGCGCTCTGCCCTTACGGGCGCGTGTTGAGCCCCTGAAGGGCTCTCGCCTGAGAGTACCATGCTTGTCAAGAGGATGAATCATATTAAACTACCCCAATTCGGACATTAATATAGTGTGAAATACATCACATTTATCTGTTATCAGTTGAATAGAATCCTGAACCCTTGAAACTGACGCCTACGCTTGAATAGACCTTATGCATAGGCGAATGGCAGAATGGACACTCGAGGTCATGAGGCTCGGTGAGGCTGAGCCACTCCTCTATGCGTGCATTAGACTCGCACTTCTCATTATCACACTCGAACTCATAGGTTGGCATCGGGATCACTCTCACACATCTTGCAAGTCTCTGTGAATGCCCACGCCCCACACATCTTGCATCTCATAGGCTCAAGTGTATCGCGATCACCCTGTAAATCGCCGTAACCTGCCTGAATAAGGAGCTGCACCAGATCACCCATTCGCATGACCGCCAGATATTTCTCTGGCGTTTCTCCCATGCCGTTGAGCCTGAGACATCCGAATCCTAAGTCACCAGATTTAGAAGTCCTTGCCTCGATCTGGCGCAGCAATTCTGGAAGTGACTGTGTAGACCGTGCTTTTATTTCACAATCAAAGGGCACTCCCAAAATATCCTTACCATTTCCACGCCCAACGGTCGCATGTGGCCACCAGCTCGAAAGGTACTGGCTTACGACTCGCTCGGTGCGGAATCCTCTATATTTACGGCTTTGTGAGGCCATTTACCGCGTGACATTTCTCGCATGACCATGACTTATTCACTAGGTTCACCTTGATGTCTTTGTAAGGAATTGAATCATTACATAGACAGCATCTAGTGGTAAATGTGAACTCCTCTAAGATAGCGATGACTTCTTTAGATCGGTGAATCTCATCCTCTGTTGGGAATGACTCCCACTCACCATCTTGATTCTGAAACTGTAAGCGTCCCATTAGACTCTCGCCTTCTGTCGTTGCCATGCGCCTTCTTTGTTGATCTCATACCAAATGACATCTTCACCCTTAGGGCATCGAGTCAGCTCGCCTGTCACAGCATTGCGACACTTAAAATGACCCCACGCTTTACCTGCGCCCGATTGACCAGTTTTCCAAATCATGTCGCCATGAGGACATTTCGGGATATCCTTCTCGGTTTGGCCGCCAATGATCTCTTTCACCGTCGCAACAGCTTCCCCCATTGTGGGTGGCATAGTCGATGGCTTGATAGTCCATGGATCATCCTCCTTTACTACTGGGATGTACTCGCCTGATGTCTGCGCCATCTTGGCCTTTGTCTCAGCTACGATGTTCTTTGTTTCCTCATGGTGCTTAACCTTTTGCATATCTTCACGCGTAGGCTTCTTGTCTGTATCTAGGACAAGGCTCAAAGCCCTACCTACTGCGCTCGTGACTGTATCTTCAACATAAAACTTACGCATTGATTGAGGATAAGTCGCAGCAATACCGAAAGCATAGTCCACCGCTGCTGGTTGCGTATCTTCATGCTCACGATAGACCTCAGCGCGAGCCAATACCTCACCCTTGCTGTTATCAAGGCTAACCACCTCAGTGACGATCCGACCACTTAGATGCAACTTTTGGAATCTAGCTACTCGATCGCTGACTGTCTCATAATCTTCTAGGTTAAACATAAAGTTCATTCTCCTCTGTGTGTAATTGCCCTGCTATTGCAAGATAGGCTGCAGCGTCGATGTATGTATCGACTTTCGCTGACTCCATACTTCGTGCGAGCTTGACCAGTGCCATGCATGATGCCACTTGATAGTCAGTAACAGGCATTTGCAAGAATGCTGACCATAGACATGCGGTTCGGGACATATTGTCCGACGGGTGTCCGTAGTCCATTCCACGATCTTGAATTGTTGCCTTTGCTTCGTTGAGGAAATCACTTGCTTTCACACTTTAACCCTTTCCTTAGATGCGTAGTACTCTCTCACAGCTTTGCGACCTTTGAGATAACCAACGCGAATGCCGACCATTCGGCCTAAGTGAAACCATAGTGCAGATATGGCGATAATTGCCACTAGATCCTGCAATGCTGAATCAAACATGATTGCCCTTTCTTATCGACGCCCTTCGCCGATGAGATAAGGATGACAGATGTCTAGGCTAGGTCAAGGCTATTTGTATAACGAAATGGTAACGATTCTGCATCGTCTATGTGGTCATCAATCGACCTGTCTAGATCGTTATCTAGGTCGTCCATACCTGCGCCCATGGACTACGAATGTCCCATCCTTTTCAAGGTTGATAATGCTAACTTGGCTGCCTTTAGCATCCTCTTCAACGATTATGAAAGCCTGTTGCCAGTTCATTTGGCCCTTGGTATAAGTTGCCATCCGCGTATCCATGAGGTGTCCGCTTTCATAGCCTCTGATGATGCGGCTTATCTTGCCACCCGATGACTCAGAAAATTGTGAGAAACCAGCTCTATGCGTGTGACCACAAATGGTCGAAATACCCGCCCTGCGGGCGCTCTCAAGGGCTGTAAGGCCGGGTGTGGGCTTCACACTACCCTCGTCCCCATGTACCGCGATAAGGCCTTTAGCGACCGCGTACGGCCTCTTGTGGTAGGTAATACCTAACTCGTCCAATTTCATGAATTTCTCGAACTTTAATTCAGGCAGGGACATAAAGGCTGGAATCTTATTCATGATCACATTGAACAATCGATCTGTGTGATTAGATCTAATCATGTGTTGCTCTTTGGCATATTCGCCTAAGCGCCAAAGGATATCAACCGTCATGTCTCGGTTCTCAGCTAGGGTCTGTTCGTACCAGCCTGGCTTGCCTTCGCTCCAGCGTCCGATTTCTGTGAAGTCTGCTTCATCTCCGAGAGTAAGGACGCTATCAGGGCGGTACGCCTTAATAAAAGAGATAACATTATTAACGCTTACCGAATCGTGCAGGGGAATTTGAAGATCGGGCACTACTACTGTTCGGCGCATGGCCATGTTCAGTCCTCATCGTCATCTTCATAGGGTATGCGATCCACTCGGTCAGGGATCGATGGCAAGATCCAATCAGGATAAGAGTCTCGATCAAGAAGAAGCCAAAAAGCCATATCTTCGCTAAAGCCTGCCTTTTTCAATGACTTAAAGTACTCATTGAGAGCAATGCAATAGGCGTCTAATGCATTGTATGTATCGAGATCGATAACTCTTTTTCTTGCCATAGCAAAAATTATCGCTCTAGAAGTATGTTGTAGATCTCATCGACACGCGCATGAAGGCGCTTAATTTCAGACAGCAAGTGAGTGATGACGAAGCCTGAAAGGCCGCCAACTACTGCAAGGCTGGCAAAGTAAAGGGTAAAGAAATCGGTCTGTGTCACTTCTTCGGGCTCGCATAACCGAACACGCCTGCAACGATCGAGCCTAAGATGGCGCGATAGTCTAAAGCGAAGTTGGATGTAGTACCCCATACAGCCAAGAACGCACCGATTGAGATAACGATTGGATGTTTCATATTCATGCTGTGCCTCCTAGTAACGGGATATTAAAGAACGAACCATCTGTATCACCTTGCTTAGTGAAAGAGATGTGGCAATGCTTGTTATGCGGATTGCTTCCACGATACTTTCGCCAGCGCCAGCCCATGCGAGACGATGCAATTCGTCCATCGAAAATGATGTAGGACACTCTGCGCTCGCCACGCTTGGCCGCGAGTCGAAGCTGATCTGCAATATCGGGCATGAGGTCGGGCTTGCCTGACTTATGAACATCTCGATCGACATCGATGGCACGAACCACCCCTGTCTTTGGATCAGCATTGTGGTCAGAAACACGGAGCGAATGACGGTAATCGGCCGCCCAGCCATCGGAACGCCGATCACGATCTGGGAAGGTGTCATCGAACTGTTCGCGTAACTGTTGCCCAGCTTTGCATAAGACGGGTTTCATCCGAGCAGTAGTGCCGCTTCATCGGCTGTAATGCCTAGACGCTCAAGGAGTGCAGCCTTATCAACAGCGCGCTGAGCCGCGATGCGGTCATCTTCTGCCTTCTGGTCTGCTGCTAGTTCTGCCTGATAGGCAAGTTCTGCTACTTCTGCATCTGTCAGCTCGATCTCTAAGACCTCGCCTGTAGTGCAGTTTACTTCGATTCGTGTTGGATTAGGCATTTGATACTCCATAGAGGTAGGCGGTTGATAGGTTAGTCCAGTTTCCGTAAATGTCTGTGAGAGATATTGAAGTTACGGCAGAGGTTACAGATGAGTAAAGTTTAGCGGTTAATTCTAGGCGGTTGCTACCTGTTGCATTGTTTTCGCTTACGTTATCTAGGCTGACACTTTTAGCAACGGATGAAAGATAGTTAGGGATGTAGAGCTCCCCATTGTTATAGGTTGAGGCTGTGACACCAGCAGCAGGTGCGTAGTTATAGGTGTTAGTGTCAGATGTCGCAGAGGTAGAAAAGCCTTCTAAGTTTCTCTGTGTTGGACTTGTCGAATTTAGAGTCACGTTAAAATTGGTGACACCAGTAGTATCAGAGCGTAGAGAAAATTTCAGGCATAAGTCCGTGTAAGTGCTAGGGATTGTGCTAAAAGTAATAGTAGGCGATGAGCCCGAGGCGGTAGCCGCTGCGATAAGAGTAAATGTAGCCATTAGGCCGCCTTTATTCCATAGAGAGTGACTACAGTATCTTGAACAAATGAGTTTCCAGTTGTGGATTTCATAACGATTGAAGTGATAGCGGCGGTATTGCGCCATAGACTGACATTGGCTAAAGTACCGAATACTGAGCTGTGATCTGCACATCGTCCTATTATTGTTTTATAAGTTGTGCTATTACTGTAATTCATAAACTGTGCATAAACTGGCCCGAATACTCCAGAGGAGGCTGTAGCGGCAGGGCAACGATAAAGCCCTGTATTAGTTGCACTACTTGATCGAGTGCTGTTCGCGCTTGAGCCGTTGCCATAGATAGTCGTAGAACTGTAATTGCTTCCAGTATCGCTGTTAAGCTCGAAGGTGTATTGGTCTGTTACTTCACCTGCACGGTTAGTTCTAACCTGACCTTGAATAACTAAATCTGTATAAGTGCCGGGAATGACTGTAAAGGATAAACTAGACTGAGTTGAACCCGTTACGGTTACGCTTTGAATCTTCTCATAAGTTGAAGTAGGCATTATTACCCCTTAATTCCATAGAGTGCGAATGATGAGTATTGAGCAAATGAATCTGCGCTGGCGCCTGTAAAGTCAATGCGAGTAATTGCTGACGTGCTCTGCCATAAACCTGAATGTAAATTTATAGTGCCCCCGCCGTTAATGTCTCGACCATTAAGCGATCTGACTGTCTTATATTTTGATGTATTGGCATAATCTAAAATATCTATAATTGCAGCGCCAAACGCGCTGGCTGTTTCAGAATTGAGGGTAGTAATTGCAGCAATGTTGGCGTATGTCAAACTTGATCCAGCTTGAGCGGCGGCAGTTGCTCCTGTGCCGTAGATTCTATGATAGGCATAATTGCTTCCTGTATCAGAATTTAGTTTTATGTTTACGTTATAGTCATTCGAAGCCGCCGACCGGGCTATTGCCCTAATTTGTAAATGTTTGTAAGTACCCGGGATCGACGTAAAGGAAATCGTCGCTTGACCACCTGATCCTACTGTGACAGTAGAGATCGACTCATAAGAGTTAGTCGAGGCTGGAATACCTGCATCCAATAGCCCTACGATATTGTTAAGCATTACCCAATGGCTCCAACGATGTACCACGCGTCTGTTGCAGTCTTGATTAAAGCCGCTGACTTATATTGAGCAAGGGTAGGAGAAGCCGCTACTGCCCCAGCAGAAAGGACTGTAGTAGTGCCGGGTGTAACGGCTGAGATGGTGCAGAGTCCTGCACCCTTATTGAGGATGGTCACTACAGATCCGACAGGAATAGCCGCTGTAGCATTGGTAGGAATCTTGAGGGCAATAGCTGTTGCCTTGTTCATTGGGATAAGTAACTGATAGGAGTCATTAAGGACTAGGGTGTAGTCGCCTGTCTGATCTGCCTTGACCTCGAAAGTTACTAGGCCGTTATAGTCGGCAGCCGTAAAGATGTCGCCTGTTACCGCTGGAAAGCCTGTTGCCATTGTTTTCTCCTAATATCCCATAATGGATTGTCCGATTATACCGTAAGTAGGGGAATCTAATATGAATCCCTCTACTATAGGCTCAAGTGTTGTTACTGTGCATTTCATACTATTTGGGGTGATGTCCCATGCTAGACCCTGCACCTGCAAGGTTTTGACGATTGTGCTTGAATCAGGCTGAACGTTTGTGATCTTCAGATTGTCAAAATAATCAAGGCCGATCATCGTGTCTGTTGGGACAGCGGCATCGAGAAGATCGACAGTCATGGCATCGATTCTGATAGATGTTTCAGCCCTAGTTGCCACATATATCCGAGCAATATCTAGGACTTGAGCATCGGTCTCAGGAATCATCTCTGTCAAAGTAGCGCCATGAGGGAAGTACTTTGCCGAGGATGTGGCATCTGTAGCAACCTGCGCTGTCCCACCTATGCGTGTCATGCTCGCTTGGTTGATAATGAGCTTGTCATCGAAGGCATAACGAAGGTCAGAATAAGGAATTCCAGTGGTTTGATTGAACTCTATTGGCGTAGCTCCTAGAGAAGCCACTACGTCGTTTCTATCCTTGAATTCAGCCGTGCCATCGGTGCGGATAAAGAAAGCCCCTTGCTCGGCAAACTCGGCCGTCTTAAGGGCTGCTAAGGCTGTTCTAGCGGTACCCGGGTCGGCCTGTACTGTCGTCGATCCTGTATCTGTAATTCTCATAGATGTAGGAAATGAGACTTGATCAAGAATCTTAGTGATACGTGTGCCTGTAGTCTGTCCTGCTGTGGCGCCCGTCACAGTTGCCACGTTAGCCATCTGGAAAAGTCTAAAGGCATCTGAACAGACGATATCTACATAACCTAATTCTTGCCCTGTTGGATAGGTGTATTTGTAAGAATCGACATAACCTGAAAATAGAAAGTGTTGGGTTGTTGGAGTAGTTGCAGCGACACGAATCTTACGCAATGGGGTGAGGTAGCCGAAATAGGGTGAGGCTGGATTCTGAGGGTTGAACGCTCCAGTCTCATCGATGACGCGAACAGTACATGTGCCAGCCTCATACGTATCGCGCATTATATTGCGACCACGCTGGATCTTGATCGATCTTGTAATGCTACTGAGATCAACCACCGGATCGGGAACTTCTGTGGAAGCGAACTGAGATACCCCGATGACGCCGTTGATCGGATCGCCAATAGTAAAGGGATATCCGAAGGTAGCACCTTGCGAAAAGTCGAAAGATACCGAGATCGTGGCAGGTAAGGTCATTTGATTGACGGCGCTCCGCGTCCGTTATATCGGCTGACATCACTAAAGGTCCCTGATAGAGATTGATTCACTTGAGTGTTAGTGACTGCTCCACCTATAACATCGCCGTCGAGAACTACCTGTACGTTCACAATAGCGTCGGCGGTTGCACCAGCGCCGATAGCCCCTAAGCCTAAATAGTCGGGTGCTGATCTTCCGGTAATACTACCGCCCTGCTTCATGTAATCAGGCACGTTAAAGTCAGGTACAACTTCCCCATAAGGAGGTGCATCTGGATTCTTAGGTACTGTAATTCCCGGAGGCATTACTGGGCCGACGAATCCGGGTGGCTTCCAATTACGATAAGGGTTAGGCGCTTCGGGAGTTGCCAATAGCGCGGCACTAAGTTCTTTGTGGCGCTTGACTGCCGCTTCTAATTCTCCAGATAACTTGAGCGCAGCTGACTCATTCTTATCAAGCAAGGCTAATTGAAGGTTAAGAGACAATCGATCGGTTTCGCTGATCTGTCCACGAAGTGCCGCTGTCACGCTGATGCGATCTAGGTCTAGAACCTTTGACGCCTTAGTCAAAGCATTCTGCTTTTTCTGTGCATCGAGTGACTTTTTCTGCAATGCTGCTAAAGTCTTGGATCGCTTTACTTCATCCGCGTCAGCCTTTTTTTGTTTAGCAGCACTAGGATCAATGTAGCCGGGGCCAAGAGCAGAGCTAGGATAGCCACCCATTCCGGTCTTATTTATGGCTTGACCCCTTCGTCTGAGTGTATTAAGGATCGGCCCAAGCAAAGGAATCATATCCAAATTTGGAGTCAAGGCTTCGCTTAACTTGCCACCTCTAGGTCCTTTAAGGTTTCCAAGCCCACCTAAATTTTTTAGACCTGAGGCTATATCTGCCAAGCCCACAATGACATCGGATGTGCCTTGCGCTAAATCTTGCATAGAATCTGCTAGTGGCTGGACTGTGTTACCTTCTCCAGCTAGCATAGTTAAAGAATCGACTAAACCTTTGCCAATGATCTCAGTTGATTCGCTTGCAGCGTTGGCAAGAATGCCCATCTTTCCTGCATAGGTTTCAAGATATGCCGCATTGGCTCCAGAAAACCGTGAGGTCAGTTTCTTCTGTACATCTGCAAAACTCATTGCTTTAAGTTCAGCCTGAGACAGGCCTAAAGAGTATTTACGAAGGCCGCGAGTTTGACCGACGTAGGCCATCGTAAGGTCATTGACTACAGTCTCATAATCCACGCCCGATCCACGAGAGATGTCTAGGGCTTGAGTCATTAAAGCTGTAGATTTGGTAAGTGATCCAGTTGTCTGCAATAGTCTTTGCATTGCTGGGCGAAGTTGATCATCTGTAACGCCTGAGGCGTCTGCCATCTGCTTTATAAAGTTTTCAATGTGCGGAGTCGCGAAAGCTAAACCAAGATTCTCCACCGACTTAGCTAATCGATTGGCTGCTTTTTCGTCTTCCATAAATGCCTTGACGGCAGTTTTACTAAATTGTGTAATTTTCTGAACGCTAAAAGCGGCGGCAAGTGCTCCAGCTAGTTTCTTTACACTTTTGTCTAGCTTGCTGGTCGCTGTGTCAGCATCCTTGAAGGCCTTCTTGCCTAAGAATTCAGCGATAATCCCAATCCGTGCTTCGGCCATCAGATACCTTTCGCGTTAAACTTAGCGGCAGCTTTTTCTAGCGCCTTAATGATTGAGGCCTTAGCCTTGCCTTGATCTTGATCGTAAGCCTTAAATAAAGCTCGACCTGACATTTTGCCTGATCCAGCCATAGTGCCGGGCAGGCGTGGGATGAAATTGCCAGTATTGCCTTTGATGCGACCTGACCACTCATAAATGACCGCTGCGCCTCTTTTATTATGGACAGACACAAGTGATGACCATCCCTTGCGATTGGCCTTAGTGGCTGTCAATTTGTAGCCCACGCCACGCTTTGCATCGCTCGCGTCGTACATCGGAAAAGTTGCTGTTTTCACATCGTGCTTGACAAAACCGGAAGGCATATCATCATTGGAAGGCAGAAACCCCTTAGCCTTACTTACCAATGGCTTTAAGAATCCAACCATCTGATCGCGTGTTTCTTTATCTAGATCAGGCGAGAATTGCCTTAGAGCTTTACGAAGCGCTTTAGCGCCTTTTAGCTCTGTAGGCATCGCTCTGCTCCTTTGCTCTGTCCTTTAACGCTCTCAGTATCATCTGAAGCATTATTGGATCTAGGTCTATCAAAGATTGTGGAGGGATAGCCGTCTCAATGCTCAATCGAGCTATGAGATAGTGGAGGCTATCCCTGCCTAGGCCAAAGGGTCTGACTCTGCAATCTCAACACTTTTGAGAGTGTCAAGAAAATCAGGACCGAATGGCTTGACTGTGACTCCACTTAGTCGAAGGCCTTCATGGAAAATTGCATAGACATCTGACTGCTTTTCATCATCGCGAAACGCTTTGTGAAATCCCTTTTTAGCATATAACTCGAACCACACTTCTAGTCGAGGTGTAATCTCGACATGATGTACCGATCCGTCTATCATTGTGCCTATTAACTTTGCCATGCTGTGCCCCTTTGTTTAGTTTATTAGAATGTGCCTGTTGATGTGACTGCGATAGTACCAGAGACGTTAAAGGAAAGGCTCTGGACACTTAGGTCAGCGACGCTTCCGTTGATGTCTGTCGTGCCGTTGATAAGGCAGGTCATGGTGTAGAGAGGGTTTGTCGCAGATACAGCGGTTCCCTTTTCTTGTAGAAGAACTACCGTGACGTTTGTTCCCCATGCAGCTTGCAAGGTCGCTAGGACGTTCGCAGATGCGGTGTCATTAAGGAAATCGATTGTGACAGATGATGCCTCAAGGCCTTTAACGAACTTATGTCCGCCATCGCCCATTGCAGTTACTTCAAGCTCATCGAAGTTACGATTAAGTGTGACAGAAGTCACATGATCAGATAGATCGACAGAATTGATCTTCACGCCGACCTTGTTGTTTAGAAATACAGCCATGAGATTATTCCTCGTCTTTCTTTGTAGGTGCTGGCTTAGGTGTTGATGGTGCTACCTGCCCGATCTTGATCAGGAAGGCTTC